CGCAATCCGCAGATCATTTTTATTTATGACATCTTCATTTAAGTGCAAAGGAATGTTCAAGTCAATACCTACAAGACCTTGAAGAGTTCTTTGTACTGATTCTTCTAACCCAATGTAACCAACCTTAAGGTTTCTTTTTAAGAAGTGATGGCATAGTTCTCTACATATTGTGGACTTACCTGCACCACTAGCACTAGCTACTGTAAAGATTTGACTAGGAAATAAACCTCTTGTGTATTCGTTCAGCTTTGGAAATGGAAAGTCTGATACAGGTTTACTTGTTTCTTTGGTAAACAAATCCCAAGCGTCTGCTGCATTGATAAGAGAGTCGGGTCTAACTGGTTTAGCTTTCCATAGTCTGTCTTTGACTAGCTCACTTTCTCCTGATACAAGATGATCGTTAACGTCATTACGATCTAGTCTTGCTATAGCTGCCTTGCCTCTTGGCAATACCTCCATACATTTCTCTGCTGCTTTGTTACCAGCTTCATCATTGTCAAAGCAAATAACGATACGACAAAAACTATCAAGCCATTTGTAGTTTGCTGCTAAATACTTGGCTGCTGATTGTACTCCTGACGGAATCGAGACACAGGGAAACTTATTACCCTGAATCTGACTAGCACTCATGCAATCAATCTCTCCTTCACATACAGTTAAGAAGACAGAACCATTACCTCCATGCTGTCTCCATAGATGCTGACCCCATAGCTGTACCTTTGACATATCTCCTATCCATATAAACTTCTTATCTTGAAAGCGTATGTGCTGTGCAACATCATTACCCTTTTGATCTTTATATGTAGCTACTTGTACTGGTTGCCTTCTGTACTCTGACATACCATATCCAAATAGTTCTGAAGTCTCCTTAGTGATTCCACGTTTAGGTAAAGCAATCGGTGTTACCTTAAGTAATTGTGGGTTTGGTTTGTAAATAGGAATGATCTTACTGGTCACTTGCTTTTCTTTTTTGTTTGGGTAATAGGTGTAGCCACAGTCCATAGTGAAGCAATGGTGGTGTCCATCATCAAAGACAGCACAGTTTTTTTTGCCACACTCAGGGCAAACTATTTTGTTTTTGTATTGGCTTTTCATACCAATCATCTGGAATAAATTTGTCGCAGTATTGGAACCCATGTCTCTCACACCACTTGGCGTAAGAGATAGAGTTCTTGGCTTTGGATAGTTTGGTTCTGCTATTTTGAAAACAGAACCTTATATCTAGGTCGGGTCGTTTCTCCTTAATCGCAAGATGTTTGCGTCTATCTTCTTTCGAGAAGTAGCCCTTCGTTTCAACAATAAAATTGTTGAGGATAAAGTCAGGACGATAGGTGCAAGTGATTTCATAGTCAATGCTGAGAGTTTCATAGGTAAAGATAATTTTCTTTTTGGTTAAGTTGTCAGCAAATTGACTTTCAAATTTACTCTTGTATTTAGAAGTCGGCTGCTGTTGACACAGTGCTTTTTTCTTCATAACTACTCGGTGGTGCTGCTTCAAAGTCTGGGCTGCCTGTCCACTCAACGTGCTTTCTTACTATGACTTGTAAAGGTTGGCATCTAATACCGACACCATTAGCACCTGCGTCATAGCCACTACACTTCATAGACATCTGGCCTTCTGTCATAGGACTTATCTTTTCATACTCTTTTTTTTCTTCGTCAGACATAAGACGTAGTGGGTCTTCGTTAGCCCAGAAAGTAACAGGTGGATTAGTCCATACATCACCATTTTGTTTTACTCCACCTGCCTTCTTACTTGTCTTGATGACTAGGTATTCATCTTCTAAGTAATAAGGTAGCGCAGGTTCGCCATGCTTATTTCTTGTAAGGGTAAACTTTCTATCTGGATAGTATTCCTTTAAAGAAACTTTCCATCTTTCTAGTAGTTCTTCTAGTTGTGAGTAGATATGTTCAACCGCATCAACTTCTCTACCCATTTCATCTTTCATCATTGTGCCTTTTTTGATAAGACACTCTGCTTTGTATTTCTTGACACCCTTGTACTCGTCAGGGGTTACAAGATATGAATACCTAAAGTTAGTAGGATTTGGTGTGACTATCTTAATAGTCTCAGGCTTGAGATCTTCCATGTTTGATACCTTGGTTTGGTTTTCGTTTTATTGCGTCTATAAAAGACGTTCCCTAACTATACCTTGATCTCTTGCTATGTAAATATATATGGTGCTGTCAACACATCTGTAATATCATAGTCTCCCATATCTAGTGCTGAAGGTAACTTACTTGTATCACTTAGTTGTTGTGTAGTTTGGTGGTATAAATTATCTAAATTGTTGTCACTATAAATGTTAAAGAAACTTTGCTTTACACATTCGATAAACCTTTGAAGCTCAGATGCAGGGCTGCCATAACAATCATGTATGACACAAAAGTTTTTTAGTCCATGCTTACTAGCTTCAACTAAACTCATGTGGCAATGTGCAGCATCAAGACTATGTATATAATTACTAGGAAAACCCTGTGCCTGTCTGCGTTTATCAACCTTAGTGGTATCAGGTTCAGCAAGACTAAGCCTGACACTTGAGTTACTTAGTTTAGTCTTTACTCTTTTTATATCATTCTTGTAGTAGTTTTGCTGAACAAGAAACCCTGATGGTGTATGCCAAGAGATAGGTTTATTCTCTTTATTGAAACATAAGGCTGTAGTCTGCAAGTACTTCAACACCTCATAGCTCTCTGGGGTAACATACTTAACTGCCTGTTCAATCATGGTTGCCAGATAAAAATTATTCTTAAAATTTTTTGCAACAAAAACATTTTCATTTACAAAATATTTTTCTATGTAGTTTGCTATGCCGAATGTAGTTGAGTTATATGGAATCATAAGCACAGGTTTTTTTATAAACTTTCTTGTCAACTTATCTTTTTGTGCGTACCAGATTGGTGCTTGTTCAGACTTGTCATACTTCAGTAGCATCAACAGAACATCAAGGATTTGTTTATATAAATCCTGTGGTTGTTTTACATTTTGTAGGTTAACTTTGTTAGCTAGATGTTGATTAGATATAAGACCTGCTATGTGTTGATAGCCATTGTTCGTACCATCAAGGCAGCAAACATGATGAGAGATATACCCATACCCTTCGCATTGAAACTCGCACCACTCCTTACACCAAGCAAGAAACTGGAAAGGCTCTTTAGCTTTACCCCATATACCAACATTACCAATAGGGTCTTTATAAACTTCTTCTGCTAGATCAGTTCCTTCTATGTAAGCCCACTCAAGTCGTTCCTCATAGGTATGTTTATTAAGACCCCAATGGTTAGCACCTGCTATGGCTAACCAATTCAAGTCTTGCTTAGTCTTTATCTCTGCACCTTCATGGAATCTATGCAGCCCTCTTGCTATGTCATTACCTTGTGGGTGAAAGTGTGCAGTAAGTGGATACATTCGACCAGTAAAATCGAATTGATAAACGTGATAAAATTTTTCGTCACAATATCTTTTTGCTGTATCAATCATAGATAGTATCTGATAACGCTTGACCATATTTTGTGCGTTCATATCATGGATTAAAGAAGCTAAGTATCTCCACTCTTTTCGTGCTTCCTTATTGGTATCTATATCGAGTGGTTTTGTTGGCAGTTCTGCAAGCTCCCTATCTATCAATGAACCAACCTCTATTCGTTCCTCCCAACAGTATTCAAGAGTTTCTAGTACAAACTGATTTACACCCCAAGCTGTCTGACTCGCCAGAGTTAACGCTTTCAGACTTGTTGTTAAGTCTTCTCCTCGTAGTGTGTTTAGGTAATCTTGATTAGAACTCTTGATAGCTTTTGTTTTTAGTCTGTCTGTGTAATATCCACCATTATCAATAGATTGCCATGGCCGAGGAATGTCCAAGCAGGGAAGATATATAGGAAAGGCAGCAATCCTATTTGATCTGCCTTGCCTTATATACTTCATAAACCTATCAGTAAAGACAACATAACTTGTAGTTGCTTTGCCTACCTTCCTACTTATCATGTTGACCATGTTAATTTTTATCATTATCAACTCGATCAGCTTCAGCCCAACCTTAAGTTTATTACCCCTTGTCCAAGTCTTAAACTCATGGCCTTTACTGTTCATGTGATAGACCATAAGGTTTCTTTTGTAGCCTTCGTTCTTGGTATCTTTAGTATGTTTC